TATCAATAGTAATGCAACCTGTCCTATACTCATTTAGATTATGATTTACATATTTTGCCCCCCGAAGGGAGCAAAAAATAATAAAAATCTCATTTGAGTTACTTCATTACCTAGAGTTACACTGATTACAGAGGCGGTTGGCCGTTACCTCGAAGTGCGTTTTTGTTTCTGATGTCCAACGGTGGTAATAGGAAAATACTCTAGTCATATTCCTATTACGTCTGGGAATTACCCAGTCTTTTAGCCTTTTTTCATTTGTTCAAATTTTCGAAATTGGTTGTACGGAAGGCGTATCCAATCATCATCTACATCACGAGGTGTAGGTAGTCGAAAAAGTCACTGCTTCTGCTCAGTTGTTACGCTCAATGCGAAGAACATTCCATTGCCAACGGCACCTATCAATCTACCGGTGCGAGTATTTCAGAAGTGTGGAGCCTAGAGATGCCTTATTTTGTGCCTTTGATACACAGTGATTTAACTAATTTTTGATTATGTTCAAAAAATGCATCATAATCAAATATTTGCCAAATACCATGTTTAATAGAATGGTATGAGTTATATGGTAATTGGTGCCATTGTGGTGCCTGTGGTACTGCTATAAATTTGCCTTTTCTTGTTATCTTAAACATTAAGATATTCATGTCGCCTTCATCAGCCACTTCAAGTAATTGAGATAGCCAAGTTTCTAATTGTTTACATTCACCTTGCATTAGTTGGTGAAATGGGAAATCTGCATATGATTTACATTCACAATTAAAGTATTTCCATTTATCTGGTGGAATAATATCACCTTTCATCATTCGGATTTGACCTTCATGAAGAAATTCTTTCCTGGTATTATTCTTACCTCCGATAAATGCACCCGAGTTTGGAACTCGAATAAATTTTGATTTATATAAGATAGAAAGATGATTTGCTACATCTCTTTCCCAACTATTGCCTTTATTTTTAGATTTGCTACTCATCAGTTAGTTATCTTCTGATGGGTTCACTCTACCTTGAATCTGTAAAAGTTTACGTTGTTTTCTAGTAGTTGATTTGAAATTTCTATCTTTATTGGTTTTATCTTTAATTTTATTAATCCATTCTAAAATAACTTTACGTTGTTGTTTAGACAGAATATTAATCTCATTTAACCAATATCTGGCATCTTGACCAGCTCGTTTAGTACCAGCTTGTGTCCAATGCAAATTAGCTTTATAGTATTGTTGGAAAGCATGAATTAGGTTATCGTGAATTTCATCGTCAGTTGGAATTTGATCCAATTGCCAACTATAAACTCTCGGTGCGTAATCTTGTTTCGGTTCAACTTTTCTACCCATGACACATATTATACACAAAAAAATAGGGCTTGTCAAGCCCTATTTTAATATATTTTAAATTATTTTTTTAATTTACATTGTTCACCATGCCATCTAGAATAATTTCCTATTGAAACAGTTTTATTACAGTATTCACACGTTTTAGGTGGTATATCTTTTAGATGTTCAGCAACCCATGGTTTTCCAAAAGACGGATTCTTTTCTTTTTTAAGACCAACTTTTGGATTTCCTTTCAATGCTTCTGCAATTTTTTTATTATGTTCTATTGGTCTATTGATTGCATAGTTTTTAATACCAATACTTTGCTTTGCCTTTGTTTCAACTGAATGTTTCTTACCGTAATGCGGTGAAATTTCACCAGTCTTTCCATACATTGGATTTTTATCACCTAATCTAGCTATGCTTTTTTTATTTCGCGTAATTAGTGATTCTTTCATTCCTAATTTATTTCCTGGATCGAAAGCAGCATTACTTCGGTTATAACTGTTACTGTTATTTTTTGCATCTAGAATTACTAGATATTTTGTTTCTAGTTTTCGTATATAAGATGCTTCCCCTATGACTAATATTTCATATTTCCAATCATCTCTGTTTTCTAAAATCATTGGTTTAACAATTTTACTAGAACATATATATTTCTCATGAAGGGCTGGTGACCAACCCTTCTGCGTTTTCGAACCTATATACCACATACCAGTGGATAGCTGAGTCCACTTATATAAGTATGGAATAGTATTATTCTTTATATTCTGGATATTGATAAGATGTGAATCCATTTTCTTTTGATACTTTTAATATATTATTAACTCTACTTGCTAACTCATCTTTATGACTGATCAAGAATACATTTTTACTTCTTTCTCTTGCAAATTTTTTCATAATTCCAATGGCATTTTCCACACCATTTGTATCTAATCCATTGTCAACTAATTCATCAATGAATATTAGGTTAATTGATGAATATAAACTTTCATAAACATCGCGGAATGCAAAACTTAACCCCAATGTCACCCGTGTCATTTCCCCACGACTGAGATTAAAGAAGTCTAATTCTTGACCAAGTTGAGTAATTTCAACTGATAAATCATTTTGGAATATTACCGTATGTGGTAATCCCATTTTATCTAGATAATAAGTTAATCTGTTATTCAAATAAGCTAAATTTTGATCAATGATTTTTTTACGAATAAAACTATCTTTATTAGTCAGTAGCTTTTGTAAAAATTCTTGGTGATCTTTAAGTTTATTCAAGTCATTGATGATATCCCAATTTATAACTTGTAATGCTTCACTTTTCAATTCAATAATTTGATCATCGTATGGATTAACTTCAACTGCTTTTGAATTTAATTGAGTGGTTAAAGTGGTCAAGTTATTTTGATGTCTAAGTGCTTCTTCTACTGTATCATAAAATGTACTAGGTTTAACTCCTATATCACCTAGATGGCAGATTGCGTCATATGTTCTAGTCCAATCGGCTGATACTTTATCATGGTATCGTTGTGCTTCTATGACGTTATCGGTTGCTGTTTTTAACATTTCAGCATGTTTATGGTCATGTAGTTCTTGTTCACATGTAGGACACTTGTTTGATGATAATGTTTCAGAATCATTTACATATTTTGTTAAAGTTTTGGTTGCTTGTCCTAGCGCTGTATCTAATGTTGCTAACTCTTTATTAAAGCTTTTCAATTCTGTTGATTTTTCATCATGAATTTTTAAAGCAGCATGTGCTTGAATTTCATTTTCTATATCAAGTCCTTCTAATTCAACAATTGATTTAGCAATTTTTTCTAAATCTGAATTATGTTTAGCATTCCACGCACGTTGACTCATCACCAATGTATCAATGCTTTGTTGAATTCTTTCATTTGCTTTTTGTGTAGCATCGAGATTTGCTTTTTCTTGAAAAATTAACTCCTTGGTTTTTTTGATTTCTTTACTAAGAGCCTCTGCTTTCTCACTTAACAAGGTTATCCCTAATAATTGCTCAATAATAGCGCGTTGATCACCTGCTCTCATTGATAAAAATGGTTCAGAATAAGTATTGAGTGCTAAAATATGTTTGAACATATCATGACTCATTCCTAATAATTCATTAATATCTTCTTGGGTATCCTTTGATTCACCTTGACTATCACTTTCCTGATTCTTTATGGGATCACTTACATTAATAAAATTAAAGATAGCTGGTTTTCTACCACGTTCAATTTTATAATCAATACCATCCTTGGATAATGTTAATGTAACCAACATATTTTTATTGTTGATTTTATTGATTAAATTATCTTTCTTGATATTAGTAAGTGCAACACCATATAATGCAAAACTTAATGCATTGACAATCGTTGTTTTGCCAGTTCCGTTTCTTGACCCAGAATCATCACCACCTTGATCTAGGTTTTCACCTAATACAAGAGTTAGATTTTCTGCAGTGAAATTTACAGCTTGGGTTTGATTCCCTACGCTCATAAAATTCTTGACGGTTAATTCCTTAATGGTTATACTCATAATCCGTTATAAATGTCTAATAAAGTGTTTTTGTTAAAAGTATCAGATTCGATACTCACGATTTGGTTTGCTACTATTGTATCAATACTTTCAAATGCTTGGACATCGATATCTGTATTGATTTCAACTGCTTTTTTCTCAGCAATTAATGTTAATTCACGAAGTCTATAATCACCAATATATTTTTCTTTAATAAAACTGGCTTCTTCAAAACTGATATCAATATCTAAGGTGACTCGTAAATGCTGTTTTGGTTTTAGAATTTTATCAGCATCGTCAATTAGTTGACTGAGTTTAACAGTTCTAAACGTTGGTTGGTTGGGCCATGCATGATATTCTGGTTGACCATCCCAAGCGAGGATCATCATTCCGCGATCATCATCCCATGTATCTGCGTAGTTATGTGGAAACGCATTACCGATATAGTGCATATTACCACGGTTTTGTCTTTTATGAAAATGACCACTAAATCCAAGTTCATAATTTTGGAATTGTTCCAAACTTATTTCACCATGATCTGGCATTTGCACCATTGCATTCATAAAGAATGATGGTAGTTCAAAATGCCCGAAAATATATTTCCCACCTTTTTTACCGATTGATTTCCATTCATCACCTACCAACCAAGGGCATAAAGTAACATTACCGATGGTTTGTGGATGATGGACTACTGTAATTCCTGGAATATATTTTCCAAATTCTACAGAATGGATATCACGTTTATCCTTGTAATATAAATCGTGATTACCTGGAAAAAAGAAAAATTGTTCAAATGCTTTTCCTAGTTTTTCGAGTGATCTTAGACTAGCATCCATTGTTGTAATGTTTAAGCTATTACGATTATGATGCCAATCCCCCATAAAGATACCGGTATCGCATCCTTCCGATGTTGCTTTTTCAATATACCAATCAATAAAATCTTCGCAATCTTGGTTGTGAACATTGCTATTACTTTTTAATCCAAAGTGGATGTCGGTAAAGACAGCCACTTTTTTAAATAAATTATTCATTAAATCCTTTTAATCGTGATCATCGTTATATCGTCTTTCACCGGCTTCAAAATCACCGGAATTAGTACGAGTAAACGATGGATTTAGTCCATTCATTTCCAAAATATCATCTCTGATGTTTTGGTTCCGTTTTTCAATATTAATAACTCTAACAAAAGAGTTGGTAACCGCTGCTGTAAAATAAGCAAACGGGTTATCAGATTTCGATTCATCGAATTGAAGTCCAATTTGGGTCAATTGTAAAATTGCTTGACCTCTCATTTCATCATTATAAGTATATCCTCTCACGTTACCACGAGTAGCATATCTTTCACATAATTTTAGCATCATTCTTGCTAACGTATCTGTAATTTTTCCAGCATTTTTATCAAAGTATCCAGTTTCCAAATCACCTTTCCAATGACTTTTACCAACACAGATTAGATTATCATCTTCATCAAATTTCCAATGTTGGAAAGGTTTGAAGTTAACTTTAGCTCTTTTATCTGCTTCTGATTTTGGATTTTTTTTACGACCATGTTCTGTCGGGATGTGATCATATGACATAATTCTGAATATTAAATCCGTTTTTAATATCTTTTTATAGTTTATTTCACAATCTATTAATTTTACTTTTTCACCTGATGCTTTTCTAGAAGCATAATCAGCTTCTGAAAGCCGTTTAGCTCTATTTCTTTTTGCTTCAGCGATTGTCCGAACGTTAATTTTATCTAAGCTAGGTAAAATTATGTCATATTGGTGATAGCTTTTGTCAACAAAGCTACAGTAAGATGATTTTGATCTGTGAATCTCTAGTAACATGTCCTTGTTGTTAAGATAGTTTTTAGGGGTGGTTGTCATTGAATATATCCTTATATCTATTGGATTATAGCATAATCTGATGTTTTTGTCAACTAAATAAAGGTATGAAAAGGAAAAAATCATGTCAATTAATCTAGGACAAAGTTTACAATCGAACATATCTGCTGCACAAAATGCTATTGGTTCAATTGGATCGTCTGTTAATACAGCACAAAACTTAAAAGCTGCGTTATCATCATCATATAGTTCTGGTGGTGTTTTAAGCGCAATACGAAGTGTTAACATTCCAGCCGCCGGTGAAGCAGTCGGTGATTTAATGTCTGCTGTTTCTTCATTTGGTGGTGATGCAAACTCAGATGATTGGAGAGTAAGATTGAGTCTTGCTAATTGGATAACATTTAAATCCAGTCCTGTCTTGGCACCATTAAAGGAAGCAGGTGGGTTGATTTTCCCATATACACCACAAATTACTATATCAAATTCAGCAACATATTCAACTATTCAAACTGTACATACAAATTATACATTTAGATCATATAGAAATAGTGATCCAGGGCAAATACAAATTATTGCTCCTATGAATGTTGAAGACTCAACACAAGCCTTGTATTGGATTGCAGCATTACATTATTTAAGATCTTTAACTAAAATGTTTACAGGTAATGATCCAAAAGCTGGTAATCCACCTCCGATCATTTATTTAAATGGCTATGGAAATTATGTTTTTAAGAATATCCCGGTAGTAGTAACTAAAATTGATGTACAATTAAATGCTGAATGTGATTATATTGGATGTAATGTTGTAGGTAGTTTGGCTGGTGAAATTGCTGGAATTGCTGATTCTCTTGGAAGTTTGTCTGATACATTGGGTGGTGCAGTTTCTGGATTATCTGGATTATCAAATACTATTTCTGAAGGGTTAGGTGTAGTTGGTCAAACCGCTGGTGTACTAGGATCGTTGGGAATTGGTGGAACTACAAATGATGGGGTAACACATGTTCCTACTAGAAGTACATTCACTGTTCAATTACAACCAGTGTATAGTAGAGATAGCGCACGTAAATTTAGTTTAGACAGGTTTGTTTCTGGTGGATATTTAAATAATTCAGTGGGGTATGTATAATGTCAGCAATTTATTCAAATACAAGTCCATGGTATAATACATCGACTAAACAAAATTATTTAGATATACTAACTATTAGACCGGTTAGTGCGGAAGTTGATGATTTTTTATATACGATTGAATCTCAGTATACATATCGACCAGATTTATTGGCATTTGATATTTATGGAGATGCGAGTTTATGGTGGGTATTCATTCAACGAAATTTGGATGTATTGCAAGATCCTATTTTTGATTTCATACCAGGTAAAAATATTTACATACCAAAAAATAGTAGTTTAAGAACGGTATTAGGATTATAAAATGACAGATATAATAGGTGCAACAACTGCTGGTATATCATTAGCTAAAAAAATAACAGAAATAGTACCAGTTAATGGTTTATCATCTATAACTGATATGATATCAGGTGAATTAAAATCAATTGGTTCAATATTTACTAAAATTCCAGAACAAAAGTTTCCATTACCAAACCCATTATTTGCATATGCATCATATACATATACTCTTGGTATTGCTGGGTTAACAGATGATGACTTACACAATCCAGACACCACATATCTTTCTGGAAAACGATTACCATTAATATGTAAATCTGCGAATGCAGATCCTTCTAATAGGGTTAATACACCATATGGTAGATTTGATTTTTTCATTGATGATGTTGAATTAGAAAGTATTATTGGTTTTATGAAAGGATTTAATACTAACGTAAGTAAGATTAGATTCAAAATAACTGAACCATATAGTATGGGATTGTTTATTATTTCAGTTCAGCAACTTGCTCAAGAATTAGGACATGATAATTGGCGTGATGCACCATTTTTATTATCTATTGATTTTAAAGGTAATAAAGAAACAGGGCAAATTGATAGTATACAAAATACTAGTAAAAGAATTCCATTTATCTTTACTGATATTACGATGACGGTTACGGAATCTGGTAGTATTTATATGTGTGAAGCAATGCCGCATAATCAAGCTGCCTTGACTGACAATGTTTCTAAATTTAAAAGTGAAATAGCAATTAAAGGTAAGACAGTACAGGAAATATTACAAACTGGTGAAAAAAGTTTACAATCAGTTGTTAATCAGCGGTATAAACAATTAGTTGAACAAAAATTGGTTAGTGTAGCAGATGAAATATTAATATTATTTCCGCAGGATGTTTCATCATCAGCGAATAACAATTCATCAAAAAAAGAAAATAATTCATCAGCAGTAACTGATCCTGGTAATAGTTCAGAAAGTTCGATATTTAAAAAATTAGGAGTGACTAGAAGTACAGTAAATCAATCGTTAGTACAAGATTCAAAAGATTGTAATGTAATAGGAAAAGCAAGTTCTGGATTTAGTGAATATAGAACAGGAACTACGCCTATTGGGAAAGAAAATGCAGTATATGATGAAAAATCAGGTGGATTTATAAGAGCGAAGAACACTATTGATGTAAAAGAAAGTGATTTCAAATTTGCACAGAATACTGATATTCCCAATGCAATAAATCAAGTGATATTACAAAGTGATTTTGTAAAAGAAACCTTAAATGCTGCCAATTTAACCGCAGAAGGATATCGTACTGTATGGAGAATTGATGTACAAACATATAATTTAGGTTCAAAAGAAACACCTGAACAGGGTGTAAAGCCAAAATTATACGTATATAGAGTAGTACCGTATAATGCTCATGCTGGTAATATGATGCCACCTAATACCAAACCACCTGGATATGATAATCTAAAAAAACAAGTAGTTAAAGAATATAATTACATATACACTGGTAAAAATGTTGATATTAAAAATTTTGAAATAAAAATTAACAATGGATTTTCTTCGGTTATGGCAGTTGATGGTGGTAGGAAATCACAAGATGTAAAACAAGCAGCCGAAATGAGTGGAAAATCTGAACAACAATCTGCTAGCTTAATGTTAGGAAAAGGCAATGCACCGAGTAAGGAACTTGGCGTAATACCAACTATTGTAAAGTATATTGGAACAATAACCGGTACAGATAAAAAAGGTGGTGGTGGTGTAGAAACTGAATCTACCAGAGCTGGCCGATTATTCATGGATGCAGTAACTCGCGGGATGGATTTGATTGAACTAGACATGACAATAATTGGAGATCCGTATTATATTGTACAAAGTGGTATGGGGAATTATACTTCTAAACCTACCCAGTATATGAACTTGAATGAGGATGGTTCTGTTAATTACCAAAATGGTGAAGTTGTTATTGGTGTCAATTTTAGAACACCTATTGATATTAATCAACAATCTGGTATGTATGATTTTGGTGGTAAATCAAAAACAGCACCAGTGATGCAATATAGTGGAATGTATAAAGTGCTAACCGTAAATAGTACATTTAAAGGTGGTGAATTTGTGCAAACATTAAAAGGACAACGTATGCCTCTTCAAGAAAGCAAGCAAGAAGCAACACCAGATCAAACATTTAACACTAGTACTGGGATATCTGGTCTGTTGAATGATATTACAAAATTGTGGGATTTTTAATGACAAATCAATCGAATAACAATCATATGTCAGTGAATCAAGGGGAATCAAAACCAGGACCATTTTTGGCAAAGGTTATAAGTCATCTTGATCCTACTAATATGGGGATTTTAGAAGTAGAAATACTCAGAGCAGGTGCTGGTAATACCGCGTCAGAAGGACAACTACATCAAGTTCAATATATGAGTCCATTTTATGGAGTAACTAGTGAAGCGTATACAGCAGCTGACCCAGATGATTATAATAACACACAAAAAAGCTACGGTATGTGGATGATACCACCAGATCCAGGATCAACGGTTGTTGTTATTTTTATCGATGGAGATCCAAAACGTGGATATTGGATTGGATGTGTTATGGATAAAGGTATGAACTTTATGGTTCCTGGTCTAGCCGCGACTGAAAGTGTGGTAGAAACACAGACTGGTAGAGTTCCGGTTGCTGAGTATAATAAAAAAATAACAGAAAACACAGTAGATGCCACCAAAGTTAAAAAACCAAAACACCCATTAGCGGATGTTTTATCATCACAAGGATTGATAAAAGATGATATTCGAGGAATAACGACTAGTAGTGCTAGACGGGAGGCACCCAGTATGGTGTTTGGTATTAGTACACCTGGACCAACTGATAAAAGACAAACTGCTAAACGAGGACCGATTGGTAAAAAAGAACATCAAGTACCAAATGCATTTGTTAGTAGGTTAGGTGGTTCTACTTTTGTAATGGATGATGGTGATGATAAATTCCTCCGTAAAAAACCAGCTAAAGAAGCCGGTCCTGAATATGTTGCAGTTGAACAAGGCGAAACTGGCGGCGATGTTACAATACCACATAATGAATTAATAAGATTTAGAACTAGAACTGGTCATCAAATTTTATTACATAATTCAGAAGATTTAATTTATATATCAAATGCAAGTGGTACAACCTGGATTGAACTGACTAGTAATGGTAAAATAGACATATATGCACAAGATAGTATTAGTTTACATACCAATAAAGATTTTAATTTTTATGCAAATAGAGATATAAATTTAGAAGCTGGAAGAAACATTAATGTTAAATCTGCAAATAATATACATATAGATTCTGGTAAAAATACAAGTTTGATTATTGGTCTAAACGGAAAAATTACGACCAAGGGTAAATTAGATGTTAATACAACTGGTAGTAATAAATTTACAGCTGGTACAACCACAGAAGTTAATTCAGGTGGAAATCATATTATGACTGCTTCAAAAATTCATTCTAATGGTATTCAAGCTGCTATTGCGGAAGTTACTTCACAATTATTAACACATATTTTACCAATGGAAGATGGCAGTACTATCGAAACAATAATGCGTCGAGTACCAACGCATGAACCGTATCCACAGCATGAAAATTTAGATCCTGTCAAATATTCATCAGCTAATACTGATAGAAATGTTGATAATGAACGTACAACACCAACCGAGTCTATGAAAGCACCAGCTGATATGTGGCAGAAATATACAACTACAACCGATACATTTGCTAAAGTAAAAGGAGCAGAAAAATGAGTTCAAATGCTAGACTTTATGATAAAATATCATTACCAGCAGTACATAAACCAAATCAAATAACATCAAAAATGTATAAAGGTTTCAGTACAGTAAATACTAATACTGAAAATTTTAAGTTGTATGATTTTGAATTAATAAAACAGGACTTATTAAACCATTTTTATACTAGACAAGGTGAAAGATTGATGAATCCTACATTTGGTACTATTATATGGGATTTACTATTTGAACCATTGACTGAACATGTAAAAAATTTAATATTACAAAATGTTAATGAAATCATAAATTATGATCCTAGAATACGAGCTGAAAATGTAATAGTTACCCAATATGAGAGTGGAATTCAGATTCAATGTTCATTGACATATATGCCGTATAATATGACACAATCATTACAACTCAGATTTGATCAAGAAAATGGATTATTAATGCAATAATATACATACTTAATTAATTCAATAAATACAATTATTAGGATTAATTATGAGCTCAACAGATAGACAAAACAGACTTTTACTAGCTGAGGATTGGAAGAAAATATATCAATCATATCGAAATGCGGATTTTCAAAGTTATGATTTTGAAAATTTACGTAGAGTAATGATTGATTACATAAGACAGAATTACCCGGAAGATTTTAATGATTATATAGAAAGTTCTGAGTATCTAGCTCTTATTGATTTAGTTGCATTTCTTGGTCAAAGTATTGCATTTAGAGTAGATTTAAATGCTCGTGAGAATTTCTTAGAGTTGGCAGAGCGCCGTGATAGTGTTTTAAGATTGGCACGGTTGATCAGTTATAATGCAAAAAGAAATATTCCTGCACAAGGTCTGTTAAAATTTAATACTATTCAAACAACCGAAAATGTTATTGATAGCAACGGTAGAAATCTATCTGGGCAAATAATTACTTGGAATGATCCATCAAATTCAAATTGGTATGATCAGTTCTTTAAAGTTATAAATGCAGCTTTCTCACCAAATCAACAATTCGGAAACCCATCTGATAAAGCAATTATTCAAGGAACCCCAACAGAGCAATACAGATTTGAATCATCTAATGCTGACGTTCCGGTTTATTCTTTCACTAAGTCTATATCTGGTAGTAATATGAATTTTGAAATAACTAGTACTACATTCAGTGGACAAAATTACATTTATGAAGAAGCTCCGAGAATAGCTAATAAAATTGCCTGTGTTTATAAAGATGATGGGAAGGGGTATGGTAGTTCTGGAACAGGATTTTATTTTAATTTTACACAAGGTTCATTGAATACTGGAACATTTACAATATCTCAGCCAAGTTCAAACGAATCAATTGATATAGATTCCCAAAATATTAATAATAATGATATATGGTTATATAGATTAGATGCAAATGGAAGTGAATCAGAAATATGGACACAAGTTCCAAGTTTTGAAGGAAACAACATAATATATAACAGTATTGTTAAAAGCATTAGAAATATATATGGAGTTACTACTAGAGTTGGTGATTCAGTTAGTTTGACATTTAGTGATGGTACATTTGGAAACTTACCTCTTGGGACATTTAGAACTTATTATAGAATAAGTAATGGACTGTCATATACAATAAATACCCAAGATATTAAAAGTGTTTCTATAGCAATTCCATATACATCAATTACTGGCCAAATTGAGACATTATCTTTATCACTTAGTTTATCAACATCGGTGGCCAATTCAGATTCTTCTGAATCCAATAATAGTATTAAAGCAAATGCTCCAGCAAATTATTATACTCAAAATAGAATGATAACTGGTGAAGATTATAACATAAGTCCATTAAGTGTTAATCAGCAAGTACTTAAAGTTAAGGCTGTTAATAGAACATCTAGTGGTATTAGTCGATATTTTGACTTAGTTGATCCAACTGGGAAGTATAGTACCACAAATTTATTTGCTGATGATGGGGTTTTACATACAGAAACATATACGTCATCGACCAGATTTTCATATTCAACAAGAACGGATATTGAAGGAATTATCTATAATACAGTTTTAGATATAATTGCCAATCCTGGTGTTAGAAATTTTTATTATTCAAATTACATAAATTATGTAACAACCAGTATGAACATATTATGGAATTCTGTGACGACTGATTATAATTCGTCAACTGGTAATATAGGTAATGTATTAGATGGTGAAATATATGCTGTAGGAAGTTCAGTGAATACGTTGTTAAAATATGTTACTGCCGGTGCATTGGTAAAGTTTTCCGCACCATCAGGTAAGTATTTTGACACAACTAATAATAATAAATTAACAAATGGTGTTGCCACATCATTGGGTGCAAAAACTGAATTATGGGCTGAGGTAGTATCAATAGTGGATGATGGTCGCGCTGCAGGGTCTGGTATACTAGCAGACGGTACAGGACCGATTACCTTAAATAACGTAATACCTACTAATGCTATTATAACACAGATAATTCCAAAATGGAGAACCTCGTTAGATTCTGCTGTAGTGACAACTATGATAGATTTGATATTTTCTAATAAACCATTTGGATTGCGATATGATGCATCAACACAATCTTGGAAAGTTATATTTGAAACAAACTTAGATACATCATCAAATTTTTCATTATTGAAGCAGGGGATTGTTACTAATACACAACAAGATTCTAGTTGGATATTGTTATTTACGACAGATAATGAATATTATACAATCACCAGTAGGGAATCTAGATATATTTTTGAAAGTGATAAACAGCTGAGATTTTATTTTGATAGTAACTTGAAAATATATGATAGTAGAACTAATTCTGTAGTTAGTGACAGGATTAATATACTTGGTGTAAACAATCAACCTGATAGTACACAACCATATACTACAGATATAAAATGGGACATTGTTTCAGAGTATGTTGGATTAGATGGCTACATTGATACCAAAAAAATAATAGTAACATTTGCCGACACTGATTATAACGGAACTGTTGACAATCCTGAATCATTTTTAAATATTGTATCTCCAACTACTAATGTGTTAACAAAATATATAATTTTAGAAAAATATACAATTTCAATTGGTCAAGAAGATTACAGATATGTTTCAAATATAGATACTAAAGTTAAAATTTTACAATCACAATCTGATGTTGGATCATTGATTCAATATCGAAATGGACAATATTTTTATTTTATCGATACTGATGTAGTAAAACAATTAAAACTCCCATCTGGAACATTTACACCAACACTTGATTATAAGGTATATTCAGGTAGGGATAACTTAAAGTTTCAATATACCCATAGTGCAGACTATGATTCTAGAATAGATCCAGGTGTTAGTAATATTATAGATGTTTATGTATTGACTAAATCTTATGATATATTATATAGACAGTGGGTAAGCGGGTCAGTAATTAATATGCCATTGCCACCAAGTTCGGCTGAGTTGTATAATACATTATCATCTAACTTGAATTTAATTAAAGCTACATCAGATGAAATCGTATATCACCCAGTTAATTATAGAATATTATTTGGAAGTAAAGCAACTCCAGATTTACAAGCATCTTTTAAAGTTATTAAAACTCAAGGTCAAGTAATATCTAACAATGATATAAAATCACAAGTTATAAGTGCTATTAATGAATTTTTTGCATTAGAAAATTGGGATTTTGGAGATACTTTCTATTTTTCAGAATTATCAACCTACATTATGAATAAATTATCACCAAATATTTCATCAATTGTGATAGTGCCTAGACAGGGTACATTAAATTTTGGAAGCTTATTTGAAATAAAATCATTGAGTAACCAACTTTTTATAAATGGGGCTACAGTTGATGATATAGAAATCATTACTGGAATTACTACAAGTAACATTAAATCAGTGAGCGGAACTGCAGTTGATTCAACCGTTTCATCACAACAAGCAATAACAAGTTCATTATACGGGAGTAACTAATGGCAGATAGCACAAAACCAAACGCCAGTAATAACATTTCTTCAAGCTTTTTACCTAGAATTTATACAACAGATTTTAATAAAAAGTTTTTACAAGCTACAATGGATCAATTGATTAAACCTGGTACTGTTAAAAAAGTAAATGGATATATTGGTCGTAGAAATGCAAAAGCAACTAATGGGGATGACATATTTTTATCTGCGGTCGATGCAGTACGACAAAATTATCAATTAGAGCCAGGATTAGTTATTAAAGATTCATTGAATAATACTATATTGTTTAAAGATTATATTGATTATATAAATCAATTAGATGTTTTTGGAAGTGATGTATCAAATCATTCAAGAATTAATAAAGAAGAATTTTATAGTTGGGATCCACATATTGACTGGGATAAAGTATCAAATTTTCAGAACTATTATTGGTTACCTTATGGCCCGGATGTAATTAGAATATATGGACAGAGACATAAGATAGAAAGTACTTATACTGTTGTTATTGAATCTGAAGGTGATAATAACACTTATATATTTACACCTAATGGATTGGATAGAAACCCAACTCTAACCTTATTCAAAGGGCAGACATATAATTTTGAGATTAATAGTCCAGGAAACCCATTTAGTTTTAAGACACATAGAAGTTCTGGTACTAGTAATAGATATACTGATATTGGATTAAAAAATAATACTATAGAAACCGGTACTATAACATTTACAATACCATATGATGCTCCTTCTGTATTATATTATCAGAGTGAGAATGATACTGATTTGGGTGGAGTAATTCATATTTTAACCATTGAAGAAAATTCATATATCAATGTTGAAACAGAATTATTAGGCAAAAAAACATATGCATTACCAGATGGAACACCATTGAGTAATGGTATGAAAGTCACATTCGGTGGTAATGTAGAACCAAATGAATATTCTACTGGGAAATATTATGTTGAAGGTGTTGGTAACGCTATAACATTAGTGGATGAATCTGTATTAGAAATGACAAGTTCATATACATCTTCTGTTACTGTTCAGTTTGATACAACACCATTTGACAAAATGCCATTTAGTGATGCAACTTCGTTTGCAGGAACCCCAGACTACATCGTTATAAACAGATCTAGCCGAGATCACAATCCATGGTCTAGATATAATAGATGGTTTCATAAAGATACAATCGAATCAAGTGCTCGATATAACAATAAAATAGCAGAACTAGATCAATCTACAAGAGCAAAACGTGCAATCATAGAATTCGAAGCCGATTTAAGATTGTTTAACTTTGGTACAACTGCTATTAAAGATGTTGATCTTATTGATACTTACACAACTGATATTTTTTCAACCATTGAAGGTTCATATGGATATAACATTGATGGTATTGATTTAATAGCTGGTCATAGAATTCTAGCAGCAGCTGATACTGATCCAATGGTTAAAAATAAAATATATGAAGTACAAATTTTAGATTACGACCATTTATCATTGAATGGGGTTTCATTATCAAAAATAATTCACCTAGTTGAAGTAGGTAATCCTGAAACGGACCAAGTAGTTTTAATTCACTCTGGTGTTAAAAACCAAGGTGATATGTATTGGTTTAATGGTGAAAGTTGGGTAAAAACACAGCAAAAAACCTCATTAAATCAACCACCATTATTTGATGTTGTTGATGAAAATGGTGTGAGTTACAGTGATGCAAGTGTGTTCACTGGAACTACCTTTAACGGAACTAAGATATTTTCATATAAAATTGGTACTGGATCAAATGATTCTGTATTAGGATTTCCTTTATCATATAAGAATATTAATAATATAGGTGATATTGTTTTTAATTTTAATATGGTGTCAGATTCATTTATATATAAAGAACTAACCTCAGTTATTGATAAAAAAATTAATGTTGGTTATTTGTCAAAAATGGATTATTCTGGTAATATCATATATGTAAACGGTTGGCAAAAAAATACACTAGATAATACACAAGCGGCAATTAGAATTTACAAATCATCCAACCAAGTAAACAATTTTGAAATTGATATTTTTGATAATATTAATGAGTTAAGTGATTTGACAGTCAAATTGTACGTTAATGGTGTTAGATTAGACAAATCTAACTGGAACATTACTGATGGTCCTGTATACAAGGTTATACAGTTAGCTGTCGATTTAATGACCACTGATGTATTAACAATTAGAGCATTTTCATCACAACTAATTAATGAAACTGGTTACTATGAAATTCCATTAAATCTACAGAATAATCCAATGAATGATGAAATGACCGATTTTACTTTAGGGGAAATCATTGATCATGTTAATTCTATTGTTGACAATTTATCAACATTTGTTGGTTTTTTTCCTGGTATTAGTAATTTAAGAGATTTAGGTAATACATCACAGTACGGTACTCGATTCATACAACATAGTGGTCCAGCTAGTTTATCATTATATCATATTACAACTGAAACTAATAATATTATTAGATCAATTGAAAAGAGTAGAGATGATTACGGTAAATTCAAAAGAAATTTTATTAAAGTAGCTGAACAGACTGGTGTAGATACCGATATAATATCACATGTGAACTTGGTATTAGATAAAATTAATAAAGATAAACCAAATACTTTTCCTTATTATTTTAGTGATATGGCCCCATGTGGTGCAAGTATAAAAACTATTATACAAGTAGTAGATTATAGAATAAAACTTTATCCACTGACTACTGTATTCTCCATGGAATTACTTTCTAATAAATCTGTGATTGTATATGTCAATGACGAACAATTATTATATAGTCGTGATTATTATTTTGATACACAAGGTTTTGTTGTAATAACATCTAAACTGGTTAATGATGATGTAATAACCATTTATGAATATGAAAATACCGATGGGTGTTTCATACCAGAAACACCAACAAAATTGGGAATATTTCCAAAATATCAACCAATGATATATCTAGACACTAGTTTTGTAACTCCACGTTGGATGATACAAGGACATGATGGTAGTCAAGTATTAGCATATGGTACATATGATGTTAATGGTACACCAGATTACCGTGATGCATTGTTACTTGAATTAGAAAAGAGAATATATAATAATATTAAAGTAACATATGATACAACTATATTTGATATAAATGACATTATTCCAGGATACAATAGAAAAACTGAATATAGTTTGTCAGAATTTAATAATGTATTAGCACCTAATTTTTATAAATGGACATCGTTGATCGACCGTGATTTTTCAAAACCATTAAGTTTTGATAGAAGTAATTCATTTACTTACAATTATTCAGGTCATTCAGCACCAGATGGGAGTACAGTACCAGGATATTGGAGAGGTGTATATAAATGGATTTTAGATACTGATAGACCACATTTATGTCCATGGGAAATGTTGGGATTTACAGAAGAACCATACTGGTGGACTGATGTATATGGGCCAGCTCCATATACCAGTAATAACTTTGTATTATGGGATGATATAAGTAATGGATTTGTAAAAGAACCAGGAAAACCAACTATTAAATTAGAAAGATATGCTAAACCATTCATTACATCACATATTCCAGTTGATGAATATGGAGAATTAATAAGTCCTCTCATGTCTGATTTAGCGAATGGTATTATTACTGAATCAGTTAGTGGTGATTTTGTTTTTGGAGATATGAGTCCAATTGAATCAGCATGGAGACGTAGTTCGTATTATCCATTTGCGATAATAATTACTATAATGTTATTAAAACCAAATCAAACTATCGGTGTTTTATTAGATAGATCAAGAATTATTAGAAATAAAACCGACCAATTAGTGTATAAAGATACTGGCTTACGCATAAAACCAAGTGATATTGTATTGCCAAGCATCCAATCGAGTATAAATCGTTCACAAACATCTGGTATAATCAATTATCTAGTAAATTATATATTGAGTGATAATTTAAAATCATATACACAATATCAATATGATTTGACTAATATCACACCTAGAATCTCTCATAGACTTGGATCTTTTACTAGTAAAGAAAAATTCAATTTATTGCTGGATTCAAAAACACCATTATCAACTGGTAATGTTTTTGTACCACACGAAAATTATGATATAATTTTGAATAGTTCTAACCCTATTAAAAAGATTACTTACAGTGGGGTAATTGTTACAAAACTGCCTGATGGTTTTGAAGTAAAGGGATACAGTAAAACAACACCATATTTTAAATATTATGCATGGCAACAATCTGGTATTACAATAAATGTCGGTGGGATATCAGAAAGTTATCTTTTATGGACATCAAATCAACAATATTCTGCTGGTAAAATTGTAAATTATAATGGGAAATATTATAGAGTAAAATCGTTACATACAACTAGCGCATCATTTGATCAATCATATTATCAAATTTTACCTGATTTACCTATTATAGGTGGAAAAGATGCGATACTTAGAAAAAGATGGGATAGAGAAACAGCATTAACAATTCCTTATAATACTAAATTTAGAACAACACAGGAAGTTGTAGATTTTCTTCAAGGATATGGTGAATACTTAAAAGATCAAGGTTTTATTTTTGATGATTTTAATACTAATTTATCTAGTGTGACCAATTGGGAAACAAGTGCGAAAGAATTTTTATTCTGGACTACTCAAAATTGGTCAACTGGACAGGATAAATGGGATGATTGGGATGCTGATGCATTAGTATCATATGGGTCGATTGTTATGTATAATGGTGATTATTATCGTGCAATACGAAATTCGCAATCATCTATATTTAATACTAATGATTTTGTAAAATTGGATGGATTGAGTACAATTGGTAGTTCTGTAATTTCATTAAGCCCATCGGCTGAAAAATTGACATTCAGTTCGCCAATGTCAGTTGTTGATGATATTACTAATTCATTTAATGGTTATGAAATCTATCGTGTTGATGGACAAACAATACCATATAATTTTTTAAATTCTTATAGAGAAGATAATGCCGTTACTTACACACCGATTGGTGATGATGGCATTTATGGTGCAACATTTTTCTTAGTGCAGAAAGAACAAGTCGTCATTATTGATAACTCTACCATGTTCAATGACACGATTTACAATCCAGAAAGTGGGTATAAACAAGATAGAATAAAAGTAGCTGGGTATCTTAGTATTGGTTGGTACGGTGCTTTTGATGTACCTGGGTTTATTTTTGATCAAGCTAAAATCCAAGATTGGGAAGCATGGAAAGATTATGCATTAGGCGATATAGTAAAATATAAAGAATTTTATTATAGTGCTAGTAAATTTATAAATGGTACTGCTGAATTCAATCATACGTTATGGATTAAATTAGATAAAAAACCAGTACCAGCATTATTACCAAATTGGAATTATAAAGCCAGTCAGTTTGAAGATTTTTATAGTTTGGATAGTGATAATTTTGATATAACACAACAAAAAATGGCACAGCATTTAATTGGATATCAAAAACGACAATATTTAGAAAATATAATTCAAGATGATGTTAGTGAGTTCAAATTTTACCAAGGCATGATCATTGAAAAAGGTACACAAAATGTATTTAATAAATTATTTGATGTATTAAGTGCTGATAACCAAGAAAGTTTAAAATTCAATGAAGAATGGGCAGTTAGGGTCGGTCAATATGGTGCAAGTAGTTCATATGAAAATATTGAGTTTATATTGGATGAATCATTGTTCAAGAACAATCCACAGGGTGTAGAATTAATAGATAAAGTTAACTCATCTTCTGTTGATTTTATCATAAGACAATCACAAAACGATGTATATTTAAAACCAATTGGATATAACTCAAATCCATGGCCAATGTTGACAGATAAAAAACCATTTTTAAGAACAGCTGGTTATGTTAGAGAAAATGAGGTATTAATTAGTCTAAAATCAATTGATGAAATTTTAAAACAGGATATCACCAAATTTGTTAATGGTGATTATGTATGGTGTTCATTTGACATAAATGGATGGAACGTTTACAGATACACTGATACTAATCTTGTAATTAATAATATTACATATGATAATAATGTATTAACAATTACAACTGACAGGTTGATATCATTGGCAGTTGGATCTTATATTGGAATTAGAGAAAACATAAAAGTTGATAATTCATTTACAACAACAGGAATCAGTGGATTTTATAAGATATCAGGTGTTGAACTTAATGTATTAACTATTGACATTAAAGGATTACAGTTTACAGCTCCATATGATAATAATGAAAATACAATAATTTATTCATTTGATAGTCAACGAGTTGATTCAATTGATAATATTGATCTAAAATTGCCAAAAATATTAAAAGAAAAAGAGTTATTGTGGACAGATGATAATGGTTCTGGGTTATGGTCAACATGGGAATATTCACCGGTATATACACGCTATTCACATTTATATAGAAATCCAATTAATAACTTAAAATATGGAAAGGTGATTGAAATAAGTTCAGATGCTAGATTAATAGCAACCACGTTAGATACTGGTGAAGTCATCACCTATGATAGAGGAAGTACAACTAGTCCATGGGTTCAACGTCAAATTATCGAGATCCCATTCATAACACCAACTATTGTGAATGTAAACCCAACCAGTATTGCAACAACAATTGCAATGTCTAGTGATGGAAGATGGATGGCAACTGGTTCATCAACAGTTAGTTATGGTTCGTATCAATTAAACGGGTTTATGAATGTTATTAATGAACAGTCGAATGAATCTAGTATTACTAACCATGGTGTAATATCATTATATGAAAAGGATATTAATAATATCTATACATTAGTTGATACTGTATTAAGTCCAAATCCTACACAAAATGAAAAATTTGGTTCAAGTTTATTCTTCGGAAGTAATTGTTTATATGTAGGTGCTGATTATGGAAACGGCACGGTGTATAAACTGGAATACAATGATACTGTCTGGGCAACTGCATATTATGATGAAATTGGAAGCATTAGTACAACAATAAAATTATCTAATGTATCAGGCATACAAGCTGGGATGACCGCGCATGGTACAGGATTTACAAAATCTCAAAAAGTAGTTAGTGTAAATTCTGTTAATAAAACAGTACTATTAAATGCGGAACCAGATTCAACTCCGTCCGGTATGGTAACATTTACTACAACAGAATGGAAATATAATACTGCAAAAACAAAACATGGTACTAATACCAATAGCGGATATGGAAATAAAATAATTGGTACTAATGATGGAAATACTATTTTAATTTCAGCACCTGGAAATGTTGATTTGGACGGAAAAGTTTTTGTATATAAAAATGATATATTGACCCAAACTATTACAGGTACCAATTCATATTTTGGAAAAGATATAACAATATCACCTACTGGTGAATATATTTCAATTTCAGATATATTATTTGATGGTGAAAAAAATAATGAAGGCAAAGTGATTGTTTATAAAGATACTGGCACGTATATCCAATATCAAGAATTGATAAACAATAGTCCGGAGGTATCTGGGTACTTTGGTACAAAAATATTATTTGCAAATGATTATAAAACTTTATTGGTTTATAGTAAAAATGCAGATACAGTTGTAAAATTGAATTTTACAGATAACACTATATTTGATGATAGTACTACCCAGTTTATTGATGAAAACAATTTAGACAGTGGAAGAATTGATGTCTATAACCAATATGGATCTAAATGGGTTTTTAGTGAAAGCTTGGAAATGACTGATTCTGAAGAAGATGGGTATGGAACGGTTCTGATAGCGGCCTCAGACTGTGTAATTGTTAGCTCCCCATATGCTACTTATAATACTATAAAATCTGGTGTAATATATGAATATAGAAAACAGCCAAATACTTACAGCTGGACCATTAAGCATAATGAAATATTGATTCCGGATGTTAAAAAAATCAAACAGGCATTTTTATATAATAAATCAACTAATGAATTAATAAAATATTTGGATATTATTGATCCATTGAATGGTAAAATAGCAGGTATTGCTGACTCTGAAATAAAATATAAGGTTTTTTATGATCCAGCTATATATTCAGTTGGTACACCAGCTGTTAATGTTGATGATGGGATGGCATGGACTACTAAAAATGTCGGAACATTATGGTGGGATTTAAGAACTTCAAAATTTGTTGACAGCAATGATAATGATATTGTTTATAGAAATAGTACATGGAGTACACTAGCTACGGGCGCATCGGTTGATATTTATGAATGGGTTGAATCAAAATACCTACCATCAGAATGGGACTTGCAGGCTGACACCGAAGTTGGATTGACTATCGGAATGAGTGGCCAATCATTATATGGAGATTTAGCATATAGTATAAAAAGAAAATATGATAATGTTAGTAAAACATTTAAGAATACGTATTATTATTGGGTTAAGAATAAAAAAACCACACCAAATACATCTGGTAGACATATTTCTGCACAGAATATATCTAGTTTAATATCTAATCCACGTGGAGAAGGATATCAATACCTTGCATTGACTGGCTCAAATTCATTTAGTTTAGTCAATATAAAATCGTTACTAAATGATAAAAATGTTGTATTATCGGTTGAATATTGGTTGGTTGATAATAGCGAGAATAATATTCATTCACAATGGAAAATGGTGGGTACGGATATTAATAGTAACATACCATCTTTAATAGAAAAAAAATGGATTGATAGTTTATGCGGAAAGGATGCACAAGATAGAGTACTTCCTGATACATCATTACCATTAAAATTACGATATGGTGTTGAATTCCGACCAAATCAAAGCATGTTTATTAATAGATATGAGGCATTAAAACAATATGTTGAACAAGCCAATTTAATATTAAAGTCTGTATTAATAACCGAGACCCGTGACATTAGTAATTTAGAAAGTTATGAAGCAGAGCCACATGTTATTAGAGGATTATATGATGAGATGGTTGATACTGATGCAGAATTAAGATTTGCAAATATTAATTCTTATTCTAGACCTGTTATCGAGCCTCAGATAACAGATGGTAGAATTATTGGTATTAATATAATAAGTTCGGGTAGAGGATATATCAATGCACCATTTATAGAAGTAGTTGGGTCTGGTGTTGATGCAGTAATAAAAGCTAATATTAATAACTATGGTCAAATTATTGGTGCTACAATCGTGAATAGTGGATATGGATATAATGATAATACTATTATGATAGTTAGGGATTATTCTGTGTTGGTACATAGTGATTCACAATCATCAGATGTATGGAGTATATATTCTTATGATCCAACCACTTTATTATGGTCTAGAATACGTTCACAAACATATGATACTAGAAAGTATTGGGGGTATATTGATTGGTATGCTGACGGATATAATCAATTTAGTGCGATCCAATATTCAGTTGATACATATAGTGATTTAAATTCAATTGAAGTTAATATTGGTGAATTGGTTAAAGTTCGTTACACAAATTTAGGAACATGGGTTGTATTGAAAAAGTACGCTGAATCTCAATCTATTGATTGGACTAGCTCGTATCAAATTATAGCATCGCAGAATGGAACTATTCAATTAAGTAAATCATTATATGAATTTTCCCATTCAATCGTTGGGTATGATAATTTGTTATATGATGGTGGCATTTTTGATAATAGTGCATCAACTGAACTCAGAGTTATTTTGAATAGCATTAAAACTGATATTTTCATTGATGATTTAAAAACTGAATATTTGAATTTATTTTTTACATGTGTGAGATATGTATTAAGTGAACAAACATATGTCGATTGGATATTTAAAACCAGTTTTATAAAAGCAACCCATAATTTAGGTGAATTGCATCAATCTGTTACTTATAGAAATGATAATCTAACAAATTTTGAAGACTATGTATCCGAAGTAAAACCGTATCGAACTATAGTACGTGAATATATTAGTGCATATAATAAAACTGATTTGAATCAATTATCAATAACCGACTTTGATATACCACCTGTATATGATAATGGAAATAATGGAATAATTGACACCAATGTAGTAGACGGTATTATTAACATTGATGATTCACATATACAATCATACCCATGGAAACACTGGGTAGATAATGTTGGATTCAATCTACTTAATATCATAGTGGTTGATGGAGGTGAAGGGTATATCAGTGAACCGGTTGTAAATATTATTGGTAAATCAAAAATGACTGCGACAGCCAAGGCTTTTATCGCAAACGGGAAAGTAACTCGTATAATTTTAATGACTAGTGGTACTGGATATTTATCAGCGCCAACTATTCAGCTTGAAGGCGGGATATCAATCACTGGAAAAAAAGCAACAGCAGTTGCTATTATTGGAGATGGTGTTATTCGTTCAAACCTAATTAAAATAAAATTTGATAGAATTACTCAGTCATATTATATTACTAAATTACAAGAAACAGAAACATTTTCTGGATCTGGTTCAAGACTAATATTCCCATTAAAATGGGCACCTGATGTTAGAATAGGAACATCAAGTGTAACAATTAATGGTATCGATGCATTACGAGATGATTACAAATTAAAAATTGTAAAAACAATTGTAAATGGACATACAAATTATATAGGATCGATTACATTTTTAACTCCACCAACAAATAATGCTATTATTTCAATAACATATATTAAAGACTGGTCTTTATTAAATGCTGCTGATAGAATTCAATATTATTACAATCCTGGTGATGGTGATTTAGGAAAAGATTTATCGCAATTAATGACTGGGATGGATTATGGTGGAGTTATTGTTAGTGGTCTTGGGTTTGAAGTAAGCAGAGGATGGGATAGCTCACCGTATTATTCAGATAAATGGGATACAATGGATTCAACATTTGATGATTATATTGTTTATGTTGCTGCTGATACACGAGAATTTAACCTCCCATATATTCCAGATAATGGGGATGTAATAAATATATATCATAAACCAGATGGTTCAACTGACAATCCTGTTAGAATAGATGATCAATATTATAATACTGATGGACAATCTAATGAAAATGCAGTAATGTCATCTTTTATTGGTGATGGAATTCATAGAACTATAACCATACCAAATACTGTCGCGGTTGGAACTAATGATGAGTTTATTTTCAGAAAAATAACAAGCGATGGGTCAATAAAACCATTAGAAGCTGATTATGATACTGCATTAAGTGGTGGAGATTTGGCATATTCAACAGCAAAGGGATTGGCCGCTGATGATATTATCATTGATGGTGATGGATTTGTTACACCAACATCAAGTCCGGCACCAGAAGAGGTAGTACCAGGACAAATCGTGGATTCAGTAGCAATTAAAGTGTTTGATATGCAATCGAATGGTTCGGCTAATGTAAACATTGATAATTATTATGCAGATGGTGTTATAAAATCATTCCCAATAACATATAAAAATGTTAACAATAAATCTATAATTGTAAAGTTAACGAATGCTAATCAATCTGTAATAAAAAATATTAGTGATGATTATATAATAGATGGTATTAATAACGCTGTAGTTTTTAATCAAGTGCCTGCTGCTGATTCATTGATATCCATATATGAGATTGGATACAGTGGTAATAATTTATTGGATGTTGGACACATTGTAGGAGATGGTAATACTAAGGAATTTTTAACAAAAGCACCATGGATTACTCCAGTTTCATCTTTAGTTAATGTAAATGGTACACCAGGTTCATACAATTTGATAAATCTTGATGGGTTTATAGCAATTAAATTTGATGAAGCACCTGTCAGTTATTCAAATATAGATTATATAATTAATAATGGTGCAAGTAGATCATTTTCGTTTTCCAAAATTGAAAAAATTCCAGTAGATGGTAGATCAGCTGACAGTCCATATATGTTAATGTCGTCATATGGTGATTCATTCCAAATTGAATCAAAAGTAATTGTAAGAGTAGATCAAACCATATTAAAATCACCGAATAATAGTTATTATACTTTAAAAAGTAATAAATTGAATTATACCGTTGATAAACTTAAAAAACAACCGTATAAAGATGATGTATATACAATAAAAGTGTACGCTGATGGTAATTTATTAATAATTGGAGAAGATTATTCAGTTGATTTAAGTGGTATAACTGTAAAAATAACAAAAAATATTTACAATCAATATAATGGAAAACAATTAATTATTAGTTTAATAAGTGAACAGGGATATTCTATTATTCCTGCGACTACAAATGAGCCATCAAAAATATATTTCAATCAAAGTTATGATAGTTCACACTCGGTTGAGATTATTAATTCATATGAACATTCTAGTTTAGATATTCAACGTTCGGACTTGAATTTAGATATCATTTTAACACCAGAAGAGCCAGAATATTATACATATAATAATATTTTAGGTGGAATTATCACGTTAGATAGACCAGTTATCAATGATAATTATGTATGGGTTGTTAAAAATGGAATATTACTAGTACCGAGTGTAGATTACAGATTGAATGAAAATAAATCATCTATTGAACTTGAAGATGGTTCATTATCAACTGATGACTTTTCAATAATTACATTTGGAAGTAATATTTTATTGCCTTCTATATCTTATATGCAATTCAAAGATATGTTGAATAGAACTCATTATAAACGATTGAGTTTGAAAAAACAAACAATATTAGTCAATGATTTAAAATGGAATGACATTATAATTACTGTGGCTGATGGTAGTAATTTCGATAATCCAAATCCACTTAATAATAAACCTGGTGTTGTTGAAATACGAGGTGAACGTATTGAATACTTTGAAATAAACGGGAATGTATTAAGTAAATTGCGTAGAGGAACTCTTGGCACAGGAACACCGGTAGTTCATACCGCTGGATCATATGTACAAGATATTGGTGCGAGTGAAACCATTCCATATATCGAGACTAATATTACAAAACAAATAGTATCAACTGGTTCTAATATAATCCAATTAGATGATATGATACCAACTAAATCATCAACTCCATGGAACTATGATACTGGCTTTACATCATCTATTCCATCTAATTATGGACAAGCTGATGATATTGAAGTATTTGTAGGTGGATACAATGATAGTACAGTATGGGCATCTAATGTAACTTATGCAATTGATCAAATAGTAATTGTTGGTAGTTATACCTATAGATGTAAAGAAGCACATATTAGTGGATTAAAATTTCATGATGATATATTAAAATGGGATTTTTTCATTGGTAATATACGATTAAAGAAAAAACCATATAAAGTGCATAATGTTGACATTAATCAAGATAGTCCAGCTGGTGATATACAATTTGATGCTGATTTTTCAGTGGACGGGATATCATCAACTATGCGATTGACTAACAATTTAACACCTGGTACTAGAATTACAATTGTTAAACGTACTGGAATAAATTGGGACGGATATAATATAAATTTATTGAATCAAGGGACTAGAATTGGAAATTATGATAGTAGTGTGTATGGCAGTTCAGATGTTGTATCAACATTTTTGAAAGCAGAGCCTGGTATATGGTATACAGTGTTGAAGTAATTGATTAAACCAGTAGATAATAATACTTGATAAATATATGGATAAGAGAGATTAATATGCAGAATAAAGACATGACAGGAGTACATATTAGAGGTCATATAAAGATATATGACCCACTATCTAATGAGGTATTCATTGATAAGACAAATGCAATTCAGTATGAAAATATGAGTATTGCCTTGGCACAGAGTATTGCTAATACCAACCAAGGCATTATACATGAGATGGCATTCGGTAATGGTGGAACATCTATTGATCCAACTGGTATTATTACATATTTAACACCAAACAGTACTGGGTCTAATGCTAGTTTATATAATGAAACTTATACAAAGGTAGTTGATGGAAATTCCCCAACTAATCGAGATCCAACCAGAAACTTAATTGAAACAAGACATGTGACTGGTACTAATTATACCGATGTATTTGTTACGTGCTTATTGGATTATGGAGAGCCAGATGGTCAAAATGCATATGATACAACAAATAATAATGAAAGCGCATATGTATTTGATGAACTTGGTTTGAAATCAGCAGGTGGTTTATTACTCACACATGTTATGTTTCATCCTGTTCAAAAATCTTTAAACAGATTAATTCAGATTGATTATACAGTTCGTATTCAAAGTTTAACTGGTTTGGTAGGAGTTTAATATGTCATATCAAGTAACATTTACCGAAACAAATAATTCATCTAAACAAGCAATAACAGTTGAAGATCAATCATTGAATGTGCAAACAGATTTGACATTTGTTGGAAAAAATTTTTCAGGATATGGGCCATATGTTGCAGAAAATTTTCTACATCTATTAGAGAATTTTGCTAACGTATCTCCACCATCTAAACCTGTGCAGGGTCAATTATGGTTTGATAACTCCCCATCTATAAATCAATTAAAAGTATATGATGGTACTAATAATGGATGGGTAATTGCTGGTGGTGTTAAAAAATCACCAACAGCTCCGACAAAGGAATCTAGTATAGCAGGGGATATATGGGTTGATACAACGAACCAACAATTGAATATATTTTCAGGGTCTGGATGGTTGTTGGTTGGACCTCAATACACATCAGGTTCAAAAACAGGTCCATTGAATGAAACTATTGTAGATGTTAATAATATTTCTCATAGTATTATATCAATGTATTCTGCTGATAATAGAATTGCTATTATTAGTAAAACTACCTTCACTCCTAAAACAACTATTATTGGTTTCAATACTATAAAAGAAGGTGTTAATCTAAGTAGTATTAATTCTGATAATACCCTTACATCCACTCCAAGTAGATTTTGGGGTATTGCTGAAAAAGCTGATTCGTTAGTAGTTAATGGGCAACCCGTTAATTCATCTAATTTTTTAAGAACTGATGTAACAGTGCCGACAAATGTACAATTAAGTATTAGAACTGATACTGGAATTAAAATAGGAAGTGATTTGTTGTTTAGTATAACAACATCATCTAATTCTGCAATGATAAAATCAGGCGGAAAGACCATTGATTTTAGCGTTAGTAATACTGCATCTATTGTTCATATGGATGCTACTAGAGTTGGTATTGGATCGAATAACATAAATCCATCTGAAGTATTAGATGTACTAGGAAATATAACATCAAGTGGTGCATTAATAACAAATGGAACAAAAGATTCAACTGGTTGTGGATTAATAGTTAATTCTGGTGGAATATTAGTTGCTGATAATTCGAATTTTAGCAAAGATGTAACAATACATGGTAAATTATATCTAAGCAACTTGGATAATACCGGTAATCCAGTTAATACAAGTGTTATATTACCATCTGATACTACAAGTTATGATATTGGTTCATCATCTAAAAAATTTAGATATGTATATGCGAATCAATTTATTGGTAATTTGAACGGCAATATTACTGGAACATTGACAGGTGATATTACTGGAAAAGCTGCACAATTAGCAAGTCCTACTCGATTTAGTTTGACTGGTGATGTTGTTAACACTAATATTGTTGACTTTGATGGAAGATCTGGCCCTGCAACATTTAATACTGTTATATCCCAAGACTTGATAACTTCTAAGGGAAGAGTAACCACATCAATCGATACTGATGATTTTTTAATTTATAGGTCATCAGTTGCTAATATTGGTCTTAAAAAAATATCGAAAGCAGATATATTTTCAAATGTGGCAACGGTGCCTATTGGAACAATTCTACCATATGCTGGTCAAGCAGCTCCAACTGGGTATTTGCTATGTGATGGTAGCGAGGTTTTGATACGAGATTATACCGATTTATATAATTTGCTTGGCTATACATATAAAGATGTTGAATTATTAATTGGTGCCGGGACATTTGCACTACCAGATTTACGAGGTAGATTTGCACTTGGTCGTGACAATATGGATAATAATACAACAGTTCCAAGTAAAGCAGATCCAAATGTATTGGTAGATTCTGGTGGTGGATCGGCAAATAGAGTAACAGATTTATCAGCGGATGTTACTGGATATAATGCTGGGTCAGAAAGCACTTCATTAGTGTTTGGAAATATCCCAGACCATAAACATAATCTTAGATCTGATTCACCAGATAAATCACAGCAATATTATGCAGTTGGTCTACCAAATGCTGGATATGATGACAGTGATGGTGTAACACCTGCTAGAGGAATGCCAAATTCTAGTACAGGAAATGCATTATCGAACAGTGGTGGTGTATTGACACCTCCTAATACAAGTTTGGGACAACCATTCTCGGTAATGAATCCATACTTAACAATTAATTATATAATTTTTACTGGTGTACTATAATGAGTTATATTATAAACAAAACTGATGGTTCTAGATTAACCGAAATAGTAGATGGGACAGTTGATCATGCTACTGATTTAACTTTACTTGGGAAAAATTCAAGTTCATATGGTGAGTTTTTTAATGAAAATTTAGTATATTTATTGGAAAATTTCGCTAATACATCCCCCCCAAACAGTCCTATTACTGGGCAATTATGGTATGACACGTCCGAAGGTAGATTAAAAATATATGATGGAACATTATTCAAGGTTAGTGGTGGAACCATTGTATCAAATATTGTACCCAGTTCTATATCATCTGGTGATTTGTGGGTTGATTCATACAGACAACAATTATATTTTAATGATGGTGTTTCTACTATATTAGCTGGTCCTGGATATTCATATCAACAAGGAATTTCAGGATGTCAAACAGTTGATGTTTTGGATATCAGTAATAATAGGCATACAATTGTTTTAGTGTATGTAGCAAGAGTTTTAATTGGGTTATTTAGTAAAGATGCATTTATACCACAATCACCTATTGCTGGATTTACTGGGAATGTAGAAGTTGGATTTAATACCGGTAATTATTCAGGTATAAAGTTTCATACTAGAGCTGCATCTGCTGATGCATTAGTTGATCCAGCTGATGGAAGTTTGAAAACTGCATCTAGTTTTGTTAATAAAAATAATGATAATATCTTTTATGGTGTTATGACTATATTGAATAATAAACCATTGGTATTGGGTCAAAATAGTAGCAACGAGATTCAAGTACTACCAGATCTGTTTAGCATAAATTCTAATGCAACAAATCAAGATTTTAAGATTAATATTCTAAACAATGGTGGTATAAGACCAGCAATAACAATCAATGCTATAAACGAAAGAGTTGGTATTTTTAATAACAATCCATTAGCAGCAATGGATGTAACTGGTGATATATTATCCACCGGTGATATAACAACAAATTCATCTATTAATATAGGACCGTCATCTGCTGTAACATTAACATGGGATGTTAATTCTAGTAGTTTACTATTATCTGAGAGTATAAATGTTTCATCTGGTAATGATTATAAAATTAATGGGGTCAGTGTAGTAAGTTCAGATACATTAGGGTCAACGATTGTCAACTCCAGTTTGACTAGTGTTGGAATATTGGGGACTCTACAAGTTGATTCAATAAACATCAATGATTCTACTATTAGTTATGTAAATACAGGTCAAGTAAATGGTGATATAGTATTATTACCAAAAGGATCTGGAAACATAAACGCCAGTAGTTCAAAAATAGTTAATGTAGCATCTGCAACTGCTGGGACAGATGCCGTAAATTTAAATAAATTAAATTCTACGGTTAAAAGTAGACCACTTGGTATATCATTAAATACAGCAAATATAAGCAATATTACTATTGCGACTGATTATTTGTCAAAAGTATTCCCATCAACTGATTATTTTACTAATACATTATGTAGAGTAGTTTGTAATGAACCAGATAATATAACTATAAGATTATTTAAATTAAGTAGTTCTGGAGATTGGGAATGGCAAAATAATTTATAGTAAGAATAAATATACTATCATAAGGAATTAAATACGATGTCATATATCATCAATAATACAAATGGGGATCAAATAGCAGTAGTAGCAGATGGAACAATTGATACTACCCTTGATATTAAACTAATTGGTAAAAATTATGCCGGTTATGGTGAATCACAAAATGAAAATTTTGTATTTTTATTAGAAAATTTTTCACGCCCATATCCACCATCAAAAGCTGTTAAGGGTCAAATTTGGTTTGATAGCGGCACTAGTAAATTAAAGTTTTTTGATAGTGTTAAATGGCGTACAACCGGTGGTGCTGAAATCGGAGATAGTGCTCCAGCAGGGCTTACGGTTGGTGATATGTGGTTTGATACATTGCATAATCAACTTAATACATGGGATGGAACCCAATATGTACTTATTGGCCCACAAGCTGCTGGTACACAAACTACTGAAATGCTTTCTAAAAATGTTATAGATGCCTCATCGGACCATATAAGTCATGCTATTATTCAAGGCATTGTAAACGGTGAAACAATATTTACTATTAGTCGTGATTCAGTATTTACATTAGATGATACTATTAATCCTATTGCTGGATTTACAAAAATCCAAAAAGGTATTACATTAAGAAATACAAATGATGATTTACAACCAGGTCAAACAATCACAGATCATAGATTTTGGGGAACTGCTACAAATGCTGACCGATTAGGTGGCCATCTACCATCAGAATTTGCATATGCAAGCAATGCATCGTTTACTACACAGGTGCATTTTCCTGAAGTTGGATTAACTGTTGGTGGTGATGCACCTAATTATCGATTATGGATCTATAATGAAGCACAAACTAGTGGTGGACCATTAATACCAATTATTCATAATAAGGTAAGTGATCAAATAATTTTCAAAACAACTGTTAATAATTCTACAAAAACACCATTAAAAATAGTTGGTATTGATTTGGTACCTGGTGAAGACAATATATCTATTATCGGTTCTTCTACTAGTAGATTTAATAAAGTATATGCAACATTATTTAAAGGTACAGCCGATAATGCTGATAATTTATCAGTTGGTGGTACTTATAGATCTGCCAGTATTGATGCTTCATCTGGAACAGTTGTTGCTAGAACAAATGCCAATGAAATGATTAATGGTGTTGCAACAACTGCTGGTTCAATTAAAGCAACATATTTTGTTGGTACTGCAACATCGGCATATTATGCTGACTTGGCTGAGAAATACTTAGCTGATAAAAATTATGAAGTTGGTACAGTTGTTATGGTTGGTGGTGAAAAAGAAGTTACCGCATGTCAATCAGGATATAGAGCATTGGGAACAATATCAGAAAATCCAGCATATATGATGAATAGTCATTTAGTAGATGGAACATATATTGCACTTAAAGGACGGGTTCCGGTTAAAGTATACGGACCTGTTAAAAAAGGTGATAGATTAATTGCATATACAAACGGTGTAGCAAAGGCTTTAACACCACTTGAGATGCCAGATCTTGTTTTTGCTATTGCGTTAGAAGATAATACTAACCCAGATGTAAAAATTGTTGAAGCAGTGATTTTATAAAGGAAATTTATGTCAGAACAATATAAATTAATTAAAGCAACACATTATAATGATATACAGTCTAAAATCGCTAATGTTTTGGGAACTGGGTCTAATGATTATGGATATGGACAAACTGTTCTTAGTTCACAAATATCACCTGGTGCAAAGATAAGTGTAAATCAGTGGTCAAATTTGAGAACTGATATTTTAAAAGCTAGAATACATCAAACTGGGTCAGCCACATTAAAAACTCCTAGGAATACAACAGTTATTACAGATGAGGATAGATTATTATATACTAATATTCTAAGTGAAGATGATAGAAATACATATTTAACAATGGCGAATGCCTGTGAAACGGATAGATATGTAATCCCACCATTATCCCAAGTATCGCAAGATGTTTTAGTTACTGGTACAAAGAATGTATCTTGGAATTCAACCATGACACACACTGTAACAATAACATTTACTAATGATAGTGAAATGAGATATTTCTTCAATTCTGGAAGTTGTATTGATATATCTGCAAGTAGAAGCAATGGTTCATCAACAACAAAAAATACTTCATGGACATCTTTACTATCAGATATTGGTACAATACGAATTGCAAAGTATAATTCTTATCAAGTTGTTGGTGCAAACTCTGTGTTAACTTCTGTTATAGGAGCTAGTGATTTAACGACCTCAGAATCGTTGATATATACTAAATCTCCATCAACAGGATTTACAAGTAATTCATATAATATAAGAGCTAAATTATCTACATCATCTAGTGCAACGATTATATTAACAATATCTTTTATTGATGCAGACGGTACTGAAATTAGTGATGTTAATGTTGATGGTACTTTAATAAGTATTGTAAAAGCATATAGAGCTAGCGGGGATTATGTATCAGTATCTGCTCCATCCGCGACAGGAGAGTTTAGTGGTGGTGAAGTTGTGCCAGTATATGCTATCGGTATAAATTCAACAAGTGTAAATGAAGGTAGTTCATTTAATATAACCATTTCAGGACAAGCTGTCCCTCCATCCGTTACTACATATTATTTAACGACACTAACTACCGCTGGTGTAGTAAATGCAGATGATTTTAATACTGGTGATTATTTCAATGGTAATATTACAGTATCATTGACGACCAGTGCAAATCTAGATAAAAATTTTATATATACCGATACTAGCATTTTAAGAGCTGATTTAAGATCAGAAGGTATTGAAAAATTTAAACTTCAATTGAGAACAGGTTCAGCAAGTGGTACAGTTATTGCAACCAGTCCAGAAATAACAGTAAATGATACATCGATAACATCTGAATCATTTTCAATTAGTGCGAATGTGACAAGTGTTAATGAGGGTGGAACAGTGACCTTTACTATTTACGGGAATGCGGTAACATCATCTAGTACCACCTATTATTTAACAACCAGTGGCACTGCAACATCCCCTGATTTTACTAGTGGTTTTTATAATAATAATCCAATCACCGTTGCATTAACGGCTGATACGTATGGTGATCAGTATTTCACTAAGGTTATATCTGCCGTATTATCTGCTGATCAAGCTTCAGAAGGTTCGGAAAATTTCAAATTACAACTACGTGATACCTTAAATGGTAATGTATTAGCGGATAGCGCATCAATTACAGTAAATGATACATCGGTAACAATAGCTACGGTTACAGTACCAAGTACAGTTTATGTATTGAACGACTTTAGCTATTCTATTTCTGGTGGGGTTGCAAATGATACATGGTATGTAACAACTACTGCTCCAAATAAACCGAGATTTCCAGCATCCGGGACATTATCATTAAATTCATCAGGTGCGTATTCGAACACTGGATCATTCTATCCGGATGTTGGTACATTTGACTTGGTCTTTCATTTTGGAAATGGAACAGAAGTAACAAAAACCATTTCTGTTGTATATTCATCCATTACGATTACTGGAACCGGTCGAGGGACCATTGGTCAACCATATTCATGGACTGTTGCAAATGGTCCAATAAGTGGAACATATACCGTATCTTCTTCTACTGGGTATGCAAGTGGACCATATCCGTTCGATGCTAACGGTGGATCTACCGAAACACTTACCCCAACAGGATCACCAGGTACCTATACATTTACATTAACAGCTAGTGATGGAAGAACTGCTACACATGTTGTAACTTATGCGATACCTCCATATTCATACACATGGACTTCCAATTCTACCTGGACTGTGCCAGCCTATGTAACCACGCTTAACATATTAGTTACTGGCGGAGGTGGTGGTGGTGGTGGTAGTGATTCCTATTCTGGTCTTGCCGGTAAGGGTGGGAATGTAGTAAGCGGTACTGGGTATGCAGTAACTCCTGGACAAGTAATATCTATTGTTGTTGGTGCTGGAGGTAGCGGGGGTGGGTCCGGTCGCGGACCTGACTCTGGACGAGCTGCCGGTGGATCCTCTTCTATTGGAAACGGTGGTATCGGTGGCACTGCTGGGCATGATGGTGGTAGTGGTGCTGGTGGTGGTGGTGGTGGTGCCTCAGGGATATATGTTGGCAGTAGCATTGTTGTCGCTGCTGCTGGTGGTGGTGGTGGTGGAGGTGGTGGCATAAATTATAGTG